CGGGCCCGGGTCGTTGGGAGTGGGCCGAACAGCCCGATGTTGACCTCGTCGCCGTAGTAGTTGACGCCGTTGCAGCCGTAGACGCTGTCCTGATAGACGACGAACCGGCCGTGATCGAGCACGTCGCATTGCTCGGATGAAATGCCGAGCGCGAGCGGCTCACGCTGCAGATAGAGGTTGTAGATGGACATGGTGATTGTTCCTTTGGGTTGATGCTTGGTTTGGGTTGATTGGTGTCCACTCACCGGGTGAGTGAACGAGCGGCGGCTTGCTCGGCATAGATGAAGTCGATGTAGCCGTCGATGGTCGGTGCGTCGGTCGTTGCCAGGTAGCGGCGACGTCGGCCAGGGCGGTCGATGCGATGCAGGACGCTGGCGATCGAACGAAGCTGGTCGCTGTAGAGCCCCGGCTCGCCGTTGTAGATCGCCGAGTAGTCGTTGAGTGCCGTGATCCAGGCTTGGCGGGCCTGGTCACGCTGGTCGTTGTGTGCTGAGGTCATCAGGTCCTATCCGATAACAGTGTCTAAGGGTGCTGTGCGGTCGCTGGGCGGTCGCTGAGGGCCGGTCGCTGGTCGATAGCCGAACGGCGTCTGTGTGTGCGGTGGGGGCCCACGGAGTGAGGCGAGCGATCCTCGGACGCGCCAATGTCCCGACCGACGTAGCGATCGGGACATGCAGAAAGCCCCGACCCTTTCGGGTCGGGGCTCTCGCGCCTTGGTGTTCGCCACTCACCGCGTGAGTGGCACGCGGTCACGCGGTAGCAATCACCACCGCGGGTGCCGCGGGAATCGCGGGCTTGGCGCGTTCTGCCAGGATGATCGCGGCGAGCAGTTGACGCGCCACCGCGGGGAACAGCGCGGGATCGACCTGGCTAAAGTCCATCGCGATCGGCGTCGCGCGCAGTTCGTCATCGGACTTGGTCGCCATCACGCCCCACGTTGCCGCGGCGGGATCGACCGACGAGACAACGGGCGACGCCGCGGCATCGGTACGGGCAACGGGCTTGCGCGTGACCTTGAATGCAAGGCGAGCATCGACTTTCGCGCCACTCGCCTTGACTGCATCGGCACCCGCGGCAAGCGACTTTGCGACGTCAATCTTGGTGTTCGTATCGGACGCGTTGCCACTCACCCGCGCCAGGTACGGCGCGTAATCGGTGAGTTTCGGCGCGTTGCCCGACGCCTTGAACGCGGCGAACCTGTCCGCGTTGTGAGCATCGGCGAACGAAAGCGCGCGACCAAGGCGCGACTTATTCGGAATGTTGACGCGCTCCGCGCTCTCGACATACAACGCGCCACCGCGCTTGGTGATCGCGGTGTGGATGGCATCGGCAGTGACCTTGACTTTCGCCTTGGTGCACAACGGACGCCATGTCGCGAGAAAGTCCGTTCCAAGCGTCACGTACGCGTCAACCAAGATGCCGAACTGTCGCCACTCGGTATCGGCAATCGCCTTGGTCGCTTTCGACTCGGTCGACTCGAACCGAGTCATCGCGACCGCGGTGCTGGTGAGCACCGCGCTGGTGACAAGCGACGCCTTGGTATCGGACGCCTTGCCACTCACCGCGTGAGTGGCCTTGGTGGTGGTGGCCTTGGTGGTGGCCTTGGTGGTGTTGGGCTTGGTAGCCATTGTCTTGGTTCCCTTTCGTGGGATGGATGGTGTCGGGCCTCTCCCGACAACACACACGTTACCATGGTAACGCCCCTATGCAACCACTCACCAGGTGAGTGGACCCCCGCCCCTACCCCCGGTATGCGCGGCCCCCGGTGGGTGGCGACAGCAGATAGTTGTAGGAGTCCCAGCCAGAAATTGTGTGAAATCAGCGCGAACGACATCGAACAAGCGTTCTCAACCCCAGGTTGAGGGTTCAGAGACGGTTTCGCGCTGCGTTCTGGCGTTCCAACCAGCCGACGCTGAGCGCCAACTGATCCATCAGCGACTGATTCGCCACTTCGACCATGAACGGACGCTCACGGTGCAGTGGGCAGCCTTCCAGGTGATGGATGACCACCCACCGGCGATCGGTGGTGGCAAACAGGTCGGGTTCGCAGGCGCCGCATGGCTTGCCGACGAGCAGTTCAAGGATGTCGTTATCCACAGGATGTCCTTTCAGTTTCATGGGTTGAGTTATCGCCGGGTTTCTTTCCGCCCCCTATAGGGCTGGGGGCGGAAAGGCGGAAACCTGTTATCGCCCCTGGGGCGGAAACCCTTACTTGGGGCGGAAACCCTCTGAGCAGGCAGGACGTCGGGGCGGAAACCCCCCCTGATTGGGGCGGAAACCGAAATGGGGTCGGGGCGGAAACCTCCCTCACGATTCCTCCGTCAACGAGCACATGATCTTCGGTCGACCGCCCGTCCCGACCACCTTGAATGCACGCTCAATGACCTCGCCGCGTTCGATCAGGATGTTCAGCGCCGTCCGCATCCGCTCCTTCTTGCCGCCCACACCTTCGATCAGTTCGTTGCGCCCTACAGGGCGCTGCTGCTTACGCAGGTACCGCTTGATCGCCAACTGCGCCTCGGTCATCGACGTCTGATGACGCTCATCGTCGGTCTCGGCGATCGCCTCCGATAGCCGAGACACCTTCCAACGGATCGAGCCGATATGGACGCCGTGCTCGGGATCGAACCGTCCCAGGCTGAGGTCGATCGCGTAGTCGCCGCCGCCCCATTGGCGGCTCCCGACTCGCAGCTTCAAGCGGAACCGGCCTTCCTCGACGTTCGGCTTCTCTCGGTGGTCAACCAACATCCACGAGTCACACCACTCCGCATGTCCGGCGCCTGCCAGGCGCTGCAGCCCGTCGCCGGTGCCGCCGGTGTTCAGGTGGTGGTTGATCATCGCGGTACGCCCCACCCCGACCGCCTGACGCCAGTTGGAGAGCACTTGTCCGATATCGGTCAGCAGCGCCGACGAGGCCACCGCTGAGCCCGGCGCGTAGGCGTACCATGGATCGAGCCACACGATCGCCGGGTCGAACTCGTCGATCGCGGCGGCGATCGAGTCGATCATCAGTTTCGACGTCAGTGGTGCCGTCATCGTCGTGTACCGCAGCCACGGCCGCAGATCGTTGACGTCGGCGCCGTAGGCAGAGACGATCCGCTCCGCACGTCGCAGCATCCCGACTTCGCCGCCCTCGCCCGACAACACCAGCACCCGTTGTCGCTCGGGGACGTCGAAGTGCCCCAACACCGGCACCCCGAGCGCGATCGCGGTCACCGTCGACAACGCCAGGTACGACTTCATCGACTTCTCGGGGCCCCCGAGTTCGCCGTGCGTGCCGCTCATCAGCAGCCCTTTGGCGTGCCATTCGATCGGTGGCAGCACGAACGGATCGGGCAGTTCACGGAACTGAATCAGCGTGTTATGGTCGCCCGAAAGCACCGGCGGTTCGTCGCTGTCGGTGGCTTCGGTCGGGGCAGGCGTGGTGATGCCCGCATTCGCCCACGCCTTCCCGACCGCCCACGTCACCACCCCGTTGAACTCGCGCCCCCAGCGCTCCTGCGGCACGACCTGCTTCCACCAGTCCTTGCACAGCTTGAACGCAGGCTCGGCGGCGTAGTACCCGGCCAGCGCATCCTCGGCGGCGCACGTCGTCAGCCAGATCAGGAAGTCGTGGCGCCCCTTGGCGGTGCCGTCCCGGCTGCGGTCGTATTTCTTGATCGCCTCGGTCAGTGACACCAGCTTGTTCGGCCGTGAGGCGGTGGTGTGATCCTTGATGAACTGGCGGACCTCAGCCTGCGTCGCCACGTCGGTCTTGCCGCCGTACTCGGTCAGCCATTCGGGAAATGGGAACGGGTGAGCGTGGTCGAGTTGCGCTAAATCGAAGCCCGGACGATCCGGCCCGGCAATCACTACATAGCCGCCCTTGCCACGAACCTCACCCCAACCCTGTTCGGGGAACCTCGACAGACCGTTGCCGCAGTCGAATCCCGGCATCTTGAAGATCAGGTGCTGGCCGCGTTTGGTGACGTTGATCATCGCCTGCGGCATCAGCCCGCCCATGAACTCCGGCCACTTCGCTTCGTCGACGTCGATGTCGACCGCCAGATAACCGTCCAGCCCGAGCGCCCAGGCGACGCTGACGTTGTCTTCGCCCCATTCCAGAATCGCCCGCTCGAAATCCTCGTAGACGTGGTTTGTTTGCGTCGATGCCAACTCGACCCAGCCGTAGCCCGGCATCGGGCGCTTATCGGTCGCATGGACAGGAAAGACGCGCAGTCCGTAGCGGCTGTACCGCAACGCCCGATCGACTATCGAATCACCGGTTCCGTTGCTATTGTCATCCATGCGTTGATGCCTTTCTTGCGGAAGGAATGTGACGTGATCTGCGTTGGTAGCGCAGGCCTTTCATCAATGGGTTGATGGGTCGAGAGCCCGCCGGGACAACCTGGTGGGCTCTCGACGTTCTCGCCCCGAGAGGAACGCGATCCTACGCCGCCTACTGATTGAGGATCAGCAGCAGCACGACCAGCACGACGAGGATGGTGAAGACGATTCCCACCCACCGATCATCGTCGCAATCGAGGCTCACTGGTACGCCCCCAACGCCACCATCAGGATGATTCCCAGCGCGATCAGCCACAGGATCGCCACCACGATCCAGATCGTGTTGTCGTGGTTGAGGTCACGGGTCACGACGCCAACGGCATCCCGCAGTTGGCGCACTCCAAGCAGCCCCACATCGGAATCCGCCGCGGCGCTGGCACGTCGCAGCGACACGGCCCCATGTACGGCTCCGATGGCGTTGGCAGAGGTTGACGCCGGGGTTGCTCGGAGGCCCCTTTCGCTCGAACCCGGCGTCGTGGCTTTGGTTCGCGAGCGCCGTCGTAGCGCTTGCGATGCGGCTGGCAGCGTGAGCAGCGACAGCCGTAGGCGTAGGCGGTCATCGGCTTGCGATCCGGGAACCAGCATTCATCCAGTCCGAGCGTCATAACGGCATCAGGTCCCAATCAATGAAGGGCGCAGGACGGGGGTGGCGGCGGACCACCCCCATCCCACTACGCCTGGCCGCAACGGCGAGAACCCCGACCACGAGGGTCAAGCTGGCAATGCCAGTCGCCATCACAACCTTCCCCATCAGGTCGTGCCCTCGAACAGCGAGGGCTGTTGCCAGGCGAACCCGGCCCGCTCGAACCCGTCCACGCACGCTCGACAGGCGAAGCGCTGCTCGGCCTTGCGACCGCGCAGCCCCTGCGTCGACGGAAAGAGGCGCCTCCATCCCGTGACAAGCTGGAAGAAGGCCTCTTTGGTTGGATCGCCGCTACTACCACATCCTTCGCACGTCACTTTCTGCATGACACGCCCCATCTGTTTGGCGGCTGTCGCCGCGATGTGTTGACCTTCGGCGTCACCGGTTCGAGATGATCCGGGTTGACGCAATGGCGAACTCGACAGAGATGATCGAGTTCCAGACCGGGCTCGATCGGCCCGACGAGAGTTTCCCATGCCACGCGGTGGACGCAGACCTGGGGGGCACCGGCACCACCGCGACCGATGGTGCCGTATCCCCACTGGTTGGTGTACCCCTGCCAGAGCCAGCAGGGGCCAGTCGCGTCCACCTTCGCCCACAAGCGATCAGCCAGTGGCGTGGGTGGCCTCCCCGTCACTGATCGCCGAACAGGTCGTCAGCCGAGACCGACGACACCGGCGGCTTGTACTGAGCGCGAAACAACTTCGCTCCTTGGTAGCCACGCGTCGTCGGCTTGGCGATCCCGGTGAACTCGATCGCCAGCATCGCCCCCTCGTCGATCGACGACGAGCCCGCCGCCTTGACCGCTTCCGCGATCGCCACTTCCATCGACGTGCCGTGCCCCTGGGCGGGCTCGAAGTTCTTGCCGCCCTTGGCGTACAGGGCGCGCACGCCGTCGTCTTCGTCGTCGTCGTGCAACTCGGTCTCCAACTCGATGTAGGTCAACAGCCGCGGGCGACCGTCATCCCACATCAAGTCCTTGCCGGTACCGAACTCACGTTGCGGGCGGCGATCAACGGTACGAATCGTCCCCTTGATCTTCTCGCCGATCGTTTCCGGGGACCACGACTTGCCGCCGCCCCCAATCTCATTCAATCCAACAGGCATTACGTTCTCCGTTTCCGGGTTGATGGGCCCGAGCCGAGGATCGACTTGGGCATGGGCACGAAGCTGAGTTCGAAATCAGCCTCGACTTTGGCGAGCAGCGAATGGACTTCCATCACCTGCTCCATCGTCTTGATCCCTTGCTTCGGGGTCGGCAGTCCGACCGGCCACAGCAGCATCAGACGTTTGGTGGCAGCCTCGTGCTGGGAAACTTGCAGGAGGCGTTGCTTCGCCCACGCGACATGGGCGTCTAACTCCAATGTGGAATCGGCTTCGAGCCCGCCATCATCGTCCGCCCCGGAGATGGCGGGCTCAGTCGGTTCTGCGGGCCCCCAGACTTCGATGACGCCGTCAGCGACAGGGTTGAGCCCGTCGCCGTTCGCGGCGGGTGCGATGGGCTCGGCGACGGGCTCGTCTTCGACAGTATCGCTCAGCCCGATCGTCGTCGGCTCAGGACCGAGCGGTGCCGCCAGCGCGAACTCGAACTCACCGGCCCGCCAGTTGCGCCGCCACAACTTGACCTGCTCGACGATGTAGCAGCCGTAGCGTCCGACTTCGAGGTCGACCCACAGGAACTCGCAGCGCCCCGGCTCGTTGGCGGGCATATGCACCACCAGCCCCCAGCGCTGATTGATGTCAGGGGTCTCGATGAAGTCGTCGGTGACGACGTCGTAGAAGCGCCCCGCCGCGTACAGCGCCATCTGCACCGCGTAAGCGGGCATCGAGTACTCGAACTTGCCGCCGGTCTTCAAGTCGGCCAGCACGTACTCGCCGGGCATGATCGGAATCCCATCCGGCGGCGTCAACGGGATCATCAACTCGTACAGACGATCAGCGGTCCCGGCGCAGCGGTAGGCGACGTTGACGGTGTGGAACTCGAACGCGATCGTGCGCAGCCCGAGCAGCTTCATCTCCGCCTCGTAGGCCATCAGCGACGACAGGTACGGCTCCGGTGGTGAGAACGTTGGCTCGTTCTCCCATCGCACCGACATCGCGTGCAGCGCGGTGCCGATATCGGCAGCCTCGGCGCCACGTCCGGCGCTGATCGAATCCTGGCGCAGCTTCTCTTTCTCTTTGCGCTGATCCTTCGCTTCGGGATCGAGCGCGCACCACCGCGCCTGCAACGCCCGATCGCCAGCGACACCGACGCACGCCCGGTCGATCTTCCAGTTCACCAGCGCGCTCTTGTCGTCCAGCGGATCGGCGAACGACGACGGGCGCGAGTAGCGCTCGTTCTTGCCGTCGATCACGACCTGCGGTGCGCCGTTCGCGCGCCGGTAGTCGTTGCGTGTCGTTGGTTCCAGTTCTTCGAGGTCGAGACTCATGTTGGCCAGAGCACCTTCATTGCGTAGCGGTTGATGTATTCGATGGTCGGCGGATGCTCGGCCGACAACTCGTAGAGGTCGAGCGCCACGCGTGCCAGGTCACGCTCGATCGCGGTGGTGGCGTTCTCCATGAAGTAGCGCAGCGTTGCCACGAACTCATCATGCGCGAGGGCTGTGGCAGTCATCGCGTGATCCGATCAAAGACGAGCACGAACTCATCGCCGTGGCGTTCCCAGCGATAGACCTCGCAGGGCATCGGTGGCGGCGGGGGGATGTCGTCATCCGGTTCGTTGCCTGCCCAACGCCAAGCGCGAGCGATGCCATATTGCGCGAACCAGGCGGCGTAGTCGGCGTTGTACTGATCGTCGATGATGGGTTGTATTGCCTCCGCGCCCATCACGTCTTGTTCTGTGCCGTCGAGCCATCCTCCGATGAAACGGGCGATCATCCCATCCGCCTCCCATGCTCGGCGATCAACAGCGCCTCGGCACGATTGTGGTCGGCGACACGTTGCAGCGTCGGAGCCAGCGCCGGGAACAACTCGCGCGCCCGCATCGCTGATGCTGGCTTGCGCTGCTTGGCGGGCACCGTTGCCAGCCCCACCGAGCGTTGCCACTCCTGCGGTTTGCAGCGGATCAACGGGTAGCCGCCGAGGCTGATCACGGCGATGCACAAACCCATCGACAATCCCATCGAGAAGTTTGCGATACTGCCATTCCCGCCGTTGGCCCGGTTGTCCTCGATCACGACCCGCTCAGGTGCCCAGGCACCGAGTAGTTGCGACAGGGCAACCGGGTCGACTTGCTTGGTGGTCCCGACTGAGACGGTCGGCAGGTCAGCGACGATCCGTTCGCTGTCGTCGATCAGTGCGATCGCTCCGCTGACGCCGGGGTCGATACCGGCGACCCTCATTGCTCGGGCGGATAGGCGCGGACGAGACCGTTGACGAGCAGACGGTTGATCGAGATGTTGCGCTCATGCGCTTCGCGCACCAACTGCTCTCGGTAGAAGGCAGGGACCCGTAGGTTCATCTGCACAGTGACCTCATCGGGATTGGGTCGCCGGGGGGATTCATCGACTACAAGCTTCATAGGTACCACGCTACCATACTGGTACCAAGTATGCAAGCATGGTAACTAACCTATATCCCCTATATAACGATGTTCCACTCATCGGGTGAGTGGGTCGGCTACGGTGGGGTTGCTCGCCGGGGCAGGCCACCAACCAGCGAAAGGACCCGCTCATGTCGACACCCGCGTTCCAGTACGTTCAGGAACTCCGCGACAACCTCACCCAACTGCTGACCGAATACGTCGAGTTGGAGGAAGGTGGCGGCGGCGGCACGACCCCGCCCCCGAGCGGCCAGAATGCCAGCGGCATTCCGCTCCCGACCGGTGACATGACCGGGTGGAAGCTGGTGTGGAGCGACGATTTCGACAAGGACATGGCGCTCGGCAGCTTCCCTGGTCCCTACGCCGACAAGCTGCTGGCCTACCCGAACAACTACTACGACACGTCCGGCAACGGGCAGTACAACCCGCAGACCGTGCTCAGCGCCAAAGACAGCATCTTGCGCAAGCACATCCACACCAAGAACGGCCAGCCCCAGGTGGCGGCGCCCGTGCCGAAGATTCCCAACGGCACCCCGATCAAGTGGCCCGGCCAGAAGTTCGGTCGCTACGAGGTCTGCGTGCGCTTCCCCGATCGACTCCCCGGCTACAAGGTGGCGTGGCTGCTGTGGCCCGACTACGGCACCAACACCCAGCACAAGAAGAACGGCACCGGCGACATGGTGTCGCAGGGCATCGGCGAAATCGACTTCCCCGAGGTCGACCTGGACCAGTCCGATCACGTCGGTGGGTTCATGCACAAGCTGAACGCCACGGTCGGCAACGACCAATGGTCACTCGGCAACAAGACCTGCGACATGACGCAATGGCACCGCTACGCGATCGAGTGGAGCAACAACCTGTGCATCTTCCTGCTCGACGGCAAGGAACTCGGACGCACTACCGACCGCGTCCCCAACGACCACGCCGATGGCTGCTCCGGTTCGATGCACTGGGTGCTGCAGACCGAGACCACGCTTGACGGCGTCGTGCCCGACGCCAGCGTTGAAGGCGACATCGAAATCGACTGGATCGCTATTTGGGCAAAGGCGTAATAGGACGCTGGTTCCCGCTGCGCTGGTTCGCCGGTCAGGAGCGAATCCTGCCGCCCGACGAACTGGCGCGGCTGACCAACCGTTGGAACGCCGAAGGCGTACAGATCGCTGGCGATCAAGTCGAAGGTGTCAGCGTTACAGCAGCAGCCAGGCGAACGCCGCGCAGGCGACAGCGAACGACAGCAGCACCGGTGCCCACGGTAAGGCGTCGACGCGGCGGCTGGCGTAGGCCAGACCCGCGAACACCGCCAAGATGACCGCGATCAGGAAGAACACGTCGGCGCCATCGACGTGACCGTGCGCGATATCAGCAAGCATGGTGGTCTCCCATCGTTCGGTGCGCGCAGTCTGTCACAATGTCACCCATGTCGGATGCCGATGACTTCCGGCGGCAGGTGTTCATCGAATGGCTCTGCACGCCCAAGCGCGATCGTGAGCCGCAATCCGAGAAGGAGTTTGCCGAGCAACACGGTGTCGCCGCCACCGTGCTCACGCGCTGGAAGAAAGATCGCACCTTCCTGCTCGCCTGGGAACAGCACTATCTCTCCACGGTCGGCTCGCCGGAGCGTAAACAGAACCTGCTCGACACGCTGTACCGCACCGGCACCGATGCCGACGATCCCCGCCACGTTGCCGCCGCCTCGAAGTACATCGAAATCGTCGACGGCTTGAAGCCGCAACGCATCGACGTTCATCTCCACCGTCCCGCCAAAGACCTCAGCGACGAAGAACTCGATCAGATCGCAGCCGAACATGCCGCTCGTGAGCGTGCCGCACGGGAGCGCGAGCTAGAGGCGTCGTGACGACACCCCAGGGGCGCGCAGGGTACGAGGCTCGTACCCGAGACCCGGAGCGGCGCGCGTTCTTCGACATCCACAAGCGCATCGCCGCCATCGAAGAAGGTGGCGGTGGCGGGGGTGGCGGCAGCAATTTCATCGGAGCTATCCCGACCCCCGGACCGCCCACCGATGTGCAGGTGCCGCCACCCCACGCCGATGGCGACTACGTCATCGACTCCGGCGGCAACGGCTGGATGTGGAACGGCACCGCCTGGGTCAACGTCGGTTCGATCAAAGGACCGCAGGGTCCGCAGGGACCACAAGGCATCCAGGGCGCGACCGGCGCTACTGGCGCGCAAGGTCCGATCGGTCCGACCGGCGCGCAAGGACCACAAGGCGTCAAGGGCGATACCGGCCTAACCGGACCAACCGGCCCGCAAGGCGTCAAGGGCGACACTGGCGCCACTGGCGCCGACTCGACCGTGCCGGGCCCAGTCGGACCCACGGGACCACAAGGCGTCAAGGGCGATACCGGTGCGACTGGTGCGCAAGGTCCGATCGGTCTCACTGGACCGACCGGCCCGCAGGGCGTCAAGGGCGACACCGGCGCCACTGGCGCGCAGGGCCCGCAAGGTCTGAAAGGCGATCCCGGCGCGACCGGTGCCACGGGTGCTCAGGGCCCGATCGGTCTCACCGGCCCGACCGGTCCGCAAGGCGTCAAGGGCGACACGGGTGCGACCGGCGCTCAGGGTCCAGTTGGTGACACCGGCGCCCAAGGTCCGCAGGGATTGAAGGGCGATACCGGTGCCACCGGGGCGCAAGGTATCCAGGGTCCGCAAGGCGTGCAAGGCATCAAGGGCGACACCGGCTCGCAGGGTCCGGCGGGCGCCACCGGCGCGCAGGGTCCGATCGGGCCCGATGAAGTGATGGTGCAGCCGGACGACCCGTATCCGCTCAACCCGCTCGTCGATACGTGGTACGACACTGACGCTGTTGCCCCGGCGATGCCCGCTTCGGCGATTAGCTTCACGCCGCCTGGCGCGCCGATCACAGCGACCAACCTGCAGGCAGCGATCAATCAGCTACCACGCGGTCTCGTTGCCGTGGCGAACAATGGGTCACAAGTGTCGTGTCCTGTCAACACGGTCACGTTCCTGACACCCGCGATGGCGGTCACGTTGTTGGCGGGTCGCCGGTATCGCTTGGGGTGGTCGTTCCGTGCCTGCGGTCGGCAGGACGGTGGTGAAACGTCGGCAACCGCGTCACTCACGCTGTATGACGGAGCCGCCCAACTGCCGGTCGGAACGTGGCTGGATTCTTGGACTGATTTCCGGCGCAACTGGTCAACGCATTCCGGGTTCACCTATGTCGTTGGTGATGGCGTGGCGCGGTCACTACGAATCGCGATTGGTTCCGCCACCGCGCCTGCCGGGGCGTTGTACGTGTTCCCGACGTGGTTCGGTGTCGAAGATGTAGGAGCGGTCTGATGGGTGTCCTGAAAGTTCGCAGCGGTGGCACATGGGTCGACGTTGGTGTCGGTGGTGGACCGCTACCGCCCGGTGGCGTGCTCGGCGACATTCTCGTCAAGCAGTCAGCGACGTTGAGCGACGCGATTTGGGATACCACGCTGCCGAAGCTGTGGTTGACCGATCCGACGATCATCAGCGCCTCGTCGCTGATCCACGCGCTGACGATCGGCCAGGCCAATCGGCTGATGCTCGCACCCCAAGCCATCCAGGCTCGCACAGCGGCAGGTGCGAACATCGCGCTCAACCTCAATACGTGGGGCGGCGAGGTCATCATCGGCGGCGGCGATGCGCAGCCCTATCCACGCGGAATCACGTCGGCCGAATCCATCCATGCCACGTCGCGACGGGCTGCAATCAGTCTCGGTAGCGGCTGGCAGTTGCTGCAGGATTTCAATGGCACCGGAGTCAAAGACTTCGCGATCTTCCAGATCGCCAATGGTCGGCTCGGGTTATTGGTTTCCGCCGACGCCCAGACCGTGCAGGTGTTCAAGCGGCTGCAGTTTGGTTCCACGGCTGGACCGACGATGGAGTCCGACAACACCTACCTGCACATGAACTCCAAGGGTGCTTGCTACTACGACGGAAGCGTCCACTACTGGCGCACGGTGGGCGGTGGCGCGGCGTCGATGACGATGGACGCCGCCCGTCTCAACGCCGTGCGCGGTATCACGTCGAGCTACCACCCACCTGACTACAACTGGCCCAACGGGCACTTCCTCGCTTACCCGACATTGGACGGCAATCAGCAAGCGCGCCTTGTGCTGCATTCGCCCGGCGTCGCTCCCCAGGTTGTTGCGGCGGGGGCGAACGGCGAGCGAGTCAAGATCACGAACAGCGCGCTCAGTGGCTACGCCCCGGTCGCGGCGTCGGCGTTCGAGACGAACTCGACGATCACCGCCAAGCGCGACGTGCGCTCGTTGCGTGAACGTGTGGCACCGATCGTCGTACGCGACCCGTGGGACGATGTCGTAGCGGTGCCGGACGTGATGTCGCTGCGGCCGGTGGCGTTCCGACCAAAGGTGCCAGCGTTGCGGATCGTCCCCCTCGATGGCGACGACGAGTACACGCCTGAGCGTTGGCAGCACGCGCCGCAGATCGGCATTCTCGGCCATGAGGGAATACGCGAGCGGCTCGGCATGATCGCCGAGGAAGTCGAGAAGGTGTTGCCGTCCGCGGTCAGCCATGACATCGACGGCAACTGCATGGGCATCGACTACGCGCAGGTCACCGTCGCCCTGCTTGATCACGTTCAACAATTGACCAAGCGCATCGAAATGTTGGAGGCATTGCTATGAGTTTCAACATCGTCTCGCAAGCGGCGAACGATCCCGACCTGCAGAAGCGCGTCCAGGCCGCGGCCTACGGTGAGGCGACCAACAACCCGGACCTGATGGACACCGTCTTCGCGCAGCAGGTGCGCAACGGGACGGTGGGGATGACACCGATGCATTGGGCTGTGGCGCAAGCGGTACAGGTCGCGTACGAGACTGGCATTGCCAACGGTCGTGGCGCTCCCGGTCACGATGACGACGTGGTCAGTGACGGAGCGATCACGTCAGCCGTCGTCGCCAACTGGCCTCCCGATCCGACGCCGTGACGATCCTCGAAGACGACTATTCGTTCGAGGAAATCTGGAACGAGAAGCAGTGGCGGCGATGCGCGCCCAAGACCGACGATCCCGACAAGTTGCTCGCAGGCTTCCTGTACTTCTGTGAGCACTACTGGTTCATCCGTCACCCCGACAAGGGGCGGATCAAGTTCGAGTTGTTCGAAGCCCAGGTCGAGACCGTCCACTCGTGGCTCAACTATCGCTACAGCCTGATCCTGAAAGCACGCCAGATCGGGTTCTCGACACTGATCGCGGCGTACGCGTTCTGGCTGACGTTCTTCTACTCCGATCGCTCGGTGCTGATGCTGTCGCGCACCGAGCGGGAAGCGATCAAGCTGTTGACGAAAGCCAAGTACGGCTACCAGTTCCTGCCGGAGTGGATGAAGTTCCGTGGCGGTCCGATCAATCAGACGCTGACCACGTTCACGTTCACCAACAACAGCTACATCGAGTCACTGCCCTCGGCGTCTGATCCCGCCCGTGGTGAGTCGGCGTACCTCGTCGTCGTAGACGAACTCGCATTCCTCCCCAACAGCGAGGAAGCGTGGGGCGCGATCGAGCCCGTCGCGGATGTCGGTGGTCGCATCATCATGCTCTCCACCGCCAACGGGGAAGGCAACCTGTTCCATCGTCTGTGGGGGGAAGCGATCAGCGGCAACAATCGTTTCGAACCCCTATTCTTCCCGTGGTCGGCCAACGGTCGCGACCAGGATTGGTACGACGCCCGATCGGCGGAACTACCCGACTGGCAGATGGCGCAGGAGTATCCCGACAATCCCGAAGACGCGTTCCTGAAATCAGGACGGCCTGTCTTCGATCTGCGGATGCTGCGTGAGATTGAGTCGAGCAACCCACTCACACGCGGATACCTCACCCGAGAACTGCGCTTCGTAGAAGATGGGGGTGCCCTCCGCATCTGGGCTTGGCCCGAAGAAGCTGACCGTTACGTTGTCGGCGCCGACCCGTCGCAAGGCTTGGAGCACAGTGACAAAGCCTCGGCTCACGTCATCAACGCCCGCAATGGTGAAGTCGTCGCTCACTGGCACGGCACCATCGACCCCGACCTGTTCGGCACCGACGTACTCGTCCCGCTCGGGCGCTTCTATCGCCAGGCCCTGCTCGGGGTCGAATCGAACAACCACGGTCTGACCGTGTTGAAGGCGATCCAACGTGCGCGCTACCACCCGATCTATTACGAGCGCTCCCCGAAGTACAAACACTCAGTCCCCACAGACGTGTTGGGGTTCCACACTACGCAGGTCACCAAGCCGCTGATGATTGACGAGTTGGCGAAGGAACTGCGCCCGGAAGGCAAGCTGGTCTTGCACGATGCCGAGACACTGGCAGAGCTACGCACGTTCGTGCGCACCGACAAGGGCAAGATGACCGGCTCGCCGTTCGATGACCGTGTGATCAGCTTGGCGATCGCAGTGCAGATGTTGAAGTACGTGTGGTTCGCGGAGTTCGTCCCCAAGCGCGACCCACCCTCGGGTTCGGTCGGATGGTGGGAACGTCAGACGTTCGGGGAATCGTTCAGTGACGTGATCAGTGGAAAGCGCAGCAAGTCGATCACCAAGGACCGCGATCCGATAGGCGCATTCGCAGTCCGCCCCAAGTGAGAGAATCCAACCCAACCAAGGAGGCCACCAAGATGGCAACAAGCAAGAGGGATCAGGACCAGGCCAGCACCGCTGACGTTGAGCGCAGCGCGGAACTGCGTGGCGACGCGCGTGAAGGGTACGACGCATCAGCCGACGCCCTGCGTGAGTTCCAGGGCGAGCGGTCGTTGGACAACCCGGATGTCGGGCCCGACGACAACATCATCGTCAGCCCCTATAGCTCTCAGCAACTGGCAGAGCGCACCGAGCGTGGGGAAGGCGAGGAAATCCGTCAGGAACTGGCCGATGCCGCCGAAGGGTTGAAGGACCGTCCCGCCGACGAGGCCGACGTCTCCGACGAGCCCGTCCGTCCCAGCGACGTCGACGAGAACGGTCGCGATCCTCGCGTCGACAATCGCGGCAAGACCAAGCCCCGCGTCCAGGCCCAGTCGCGTTCGCGCTCGACCACCAAGGACACTGAGCGCTGATGGCCAAGACCCGCATCCAGCGCCATCAACGCCCGATCGCGAAAGGCAAGCATCAGAAGCCGCAGCGGCGGTGGTCGACTCGCGAGAATCCGCCACTAGGGATCAACTGGGGCAGCAAGCTGTGGCCGGGCACTGGTGCGGGCACGGCGATTCCGTTCGCGGTCTGGCTGTTCGACACCGGGCTGGCAGCGGCGGGCATCCTCGCGGGCGAGGTCCGCGTCAACAACGTGCAGCCGTCCACGGTGACGCATGTGTTCGTCAGCAAGACCGTGTCGCAAGGCAACGATCCGACCGCCACCTGGGCGGTCAATGATCCGCTGCGCATCTACTACCGCGACGACACCAGCAAGTGGGTCGAGTACAAGATCACCGCCGTCAGCAGCCAGACCGGCTACTTCGACTACACGGTGACGTACACCGGCTACAGCGGCGAATACGCGACGCCGCCCGATGGGACCCCGCTGTTGCTGTCCGAGCGCACCACGACCGCGCCCGGCACCGATGACCCCGTGCAGGACCCGCTCGATGGCACCATCGACGAGGTCAAGGCCTACGTCAACGGGCTGCCCGACGACGACAATCGTGACAACGTCATCCAGGCGTTGCTCGATCGTGAGCGCCAGGGACGGAACCGGGCCACACTCGTGTCGTGGCTCGATCAGCAAACCGGCGTGGAGTGAACTGCGCCTGTGGCAAACCGGCTGAACCTGGCCGGGACGAGTGCTTCCGTTGCCGGATAAGCAGCGTCGGCTTCGGCTTCCGCGGCGGAGCACTCGTCGGCCACGGGGGCTGGCACACAACCAAGGGCGAGTTCCTGCGCGAGCATCTCGGTACCGACAACGAGCGCGAGTTGGCGCGTAACCCAAAGATCGAACGGGGCGAATCATGAAGACCCAGACCGAACTGCTGCGCTTCTATCAGAACGAGTTGGCACGCTCGAAGAACTGGCGGACATCGAAGACCACCAACTACGACGACTCGTGGAAGCGCTACATCGACCTGTACCAAGGGCGCTACCTCGATGGCAATCCGACCACCGATGCACTCGTCGTCAACATGGTGTTCGCCACGATCAACGTGATGGCCCCGGCAGTGGCGATCAACAACCCGCGCTTCGTCGTCAACGCCCGCAACCCCGAGTCCGGCTTCACCGCGATCATCACCGAAGAAGTGCTGAACTGGCTGTGGCGGACCTACGACTACCAGCGTGAGTTCCGCCTGGCGATCCTCGACTGGCTGCTCGCCGGGCACGGCTGGGTGAAGTGCGGCTACAAGTGGACGAAGAAGCCAGAAGTCAAGAAGGCCGAGACCGACACGCCCGACGCCAACGATGCCGGAGACGAAGAAGGCATCGACGACCGCGAAGACCGAGAAGGCAACGTCGAATCGGAGATGCTGCAGTGGGACGAGGATCGGCCGTTCATCGAGCGCGTCAGCATCTTCGATATGTTCGTCGACCCCGATGCACGCCACCCCAAGGAGATGCGTTGGATCGCCCAGCGGACGTGGCGTCCAGTGCAAGACGTCCAGGTCGACAGCCGCTACTCAGCGACGGCACGCAAGCGGGTCAGCGGCTCATCGTGGTCGCGCTGGGACAACAGTGACGGCGACGGGCGCGACAGCAACGACAAGCCCCAGAACGAGGGGGCGATCCGCTTCTGCGAAGTGATCGAGTTCTACGACCTGCGGCGCTACAAGGTCTGCACGTTCACGCCCACCACCGACGACCACGACGACCCGGCGTACCTGATCAAGCCGACCAAGATGCCGTACGCGTTCGGGCATCCGTTCGTGATGCTGCGCAACTACGAAGTCCCCGACCACTTCTATCCGCTCGGCGATGTCGCCCAGATCGAGTCCCTGCAACTCGAACTGAACGAGACCCGCACGCAGATGTTCAACTACCGCAAGAAGTTCCGCCGTGCTTGGGTGTATGCCAGGGATCGCTTCGATCAGGACGGCGTCGAGGCGATGCAGTCCGAGAAGGACAACGTGTTCATCCCGGTCCAGGGCGACGACGATCCGTCGACAGCGATGGCGCCGGTCCCGGCGGTCGTCACCCCGGCCGAGTTCTTCGACCAGTCGGCGATGATCAGCAACGACCTCGATCGCGTGTCCGGCGTCAGCGACTACGCGCGTGGCCAGCCACAGCAGCAGATCAGGCGCACCGCCACCGAAGCGGCGATGATCCAGGACGCCGCCAACAGCCGCGCCCAGGACCGTCTCGCCAAGGTCGAACTGGTGTTGAGCGAAATCGCCGAGCGCGTCGTCGGGCTGATGCAGCAGTACACGACCGGCGATCAGGTCGCTCGGATCGTGACGATGCCGGTCAAGGGCTGGGTCAACTTCGACAAGGATCGGATCAAGGGTGAGTTCGACTTCGAGGTTCAAGGTGGATCGACCGAGCCGCGCAACGAGACCTTCCGGCGTCAGTCGGCGCTGCAGATCGTCGATGCCTCGATGCCGTTCATGGAAGCGGGTGTCGTCAACATGCCCGCGCTCTACCAAGAACTGCTTTCCAAAGGATTCGGGATCAAGGATGCCGGTCGTTTCGTGCAGCAGCCGCCGCCTCCGACACCACCGCCGGGCGCCGATCAGTCGTTGCAGCAACTCGGCGCGCCGCCGCCAGGCCCGCCGGAGACGCCACCCGAGATGCCACCCGAGATGATGCAAGGACCGCCGGACATGGAAATGATGCCGCCCGGTCAAGCGCCGCCGATGGAAGCGATGCCGCCCTACTGACCTGGGCTATGATCCGGCCTCACCACGAACAAATCCAAAGGGGCACTCGTGAGTGATGCACCAGCCTCATCTGAGGCTCCGGTCGAGAGCGGTCCCGCGCCAAGCGGACAAGCCGAGATTTCGCCGGAACAGTCCGAAGCACCGCAAGCGCCAGCGGAGCCCGAATATCTCGACATCGACGACGCGACTGCCAATAGGCACGTCAAGGTCAAGGTCGATGGTGAGGAAATATCGGTCCCACTGTCCGAAGCGCTACAGGGATATCAACGCCAGGCGGCGTTCACACGCCACAGCCAACAACTGGCGGAGCAACGCAGAGAAGCGGAAGACGCACTGCGACTCCACCAGGCAATGCAACAGAATCCTGGGTTGACGATTCAAGTTCTCGCCTCACGGGCGGGGATGACGATCGAGCAATATCTCGGTCTCACACCACAGCAACAGGCAGCCGCCCAAGCTGAGGCAGAGCCCGAATACGACGATCCCTTGGAACGCGAAATCGCCGTTGAACGCCAGGCACGCCTGGCGCTCGAACAGCGAATCGCCCAGCGCGAAGCTGATGATCAGTTGCGTGGTGCGGTATCAGGGCTGCAGCAGCAGTACGGATTGAACGACGATCAGATCAGGGCGGTCGTGGGCCAGACCATGCAAATGGGGCTGGGGATCGAGATGCTCCCGGTGGTGTACCAGGCGATGGCTTTCCAAGCCCAGCAGACAGCGCAGCAGGAACATGCCGCGCAGCAGCAGGCGACAGAAGCACAGCGTCAAGAGGCAGCGGCGCAAGCGGCTGCGGTGGTCGGCAACGGAACTGGTGTGAACGGCGGCTCGCCGACTCCTGCCAATCCGTCGTACTCGTCCTACCGAGAAGCGATCGAAGCGGCTTTCAACGAAGTGGAGTCGCGACACCGCTGATCGGCCTGACCCGAAAGGGCACCACCGATGGCTCTCGCCACACACGTTCCGGCAACCTGGGACGAACTCCTGACCTCGACCATGCACAACGTGCGTGGCACCTACACCGACAACATCTTCAAGAAGAATCCGCTGCTCGAACACCTGCTCTCCAACGGGCGGGTGCGGATCGCGGATGGCGGCTACGAAATCATCGAGCCGTTGCTCTACGCCGAAGGCCAGGCCGACACCTACGGCGAATGGGACATCATCCAGGTCAAGCCTGCGAATGCCCTCACCGCTGCCCGCTTCCCGTGGAAGCAGTGGTTCTCGACGATCATCATCTCCGGTCTCGACGAGGCACAGAACTCCGGCAAGGAGCAGCGCATCAACCTGCTCGAAGCCAAGATCAAGCAGTCCGAGATGACGATGCGGTTGAAGATGGCGCGGATGCTGTACGGCACCTACGCCTCGGCTACCCCCGCCAACGACTGGAACTCGCTCGACACGCTGATCGACAGCACCACGCCGGTGGGTGGGATCGACCCCGCCACTGAGACGTGGTGGAAGTCGTACGAGGCGGCGGTCGGCGCCGTCGACGCGGCCGGTCTCGAAGCGGCGATGCGCACGGCGGTGATGGCGACGTCGGACAGCGGTGGCGATCAGGTCGATGCGATCTTCACCGATCCCGCGACCTACAGCTTCTTCGAGTCGACGCTGACCCCGCAGGTTCGCTACACCGACACCGACAAGGCCAACCTCGGATTCCGCAACCTGCTGTTCGAGAACGTCCCGATCATGTGGGATGCCGAGTGCCCGGTGGGGACGATGTACGGGATCAACTCCGAGTATGTCGGGCTCGTCATCCACAAGGACCGCAACTTCACGCAGTCGCCGTTCACCGACAACCTCTCGGGTTCGGTGCGCGGTGTCTCCGGTGGCGGCGCTGCTGGCGTCGCCACCGCCGAGGCGATCGACGCTCGCGTGTCGTTCATCACCACCTACGGCAACGCCACGATCCGCAACCGGCGTCGCAACTTCAAGTTGACCGGCATCGCCAAGGCGCCCTGACCTGTTGGCCCCGGCTCGTCCCAACTCGGGCCGGGGCTGACACCTGAGAGGATGCTGGGATGCCGAAACCAAACAACCCGTACCGCCGCCCGCCCGACGCCACCAAGGAATCGGCGCAGCAGGTCAACGCCTACTACGGCACGCCTGCCACGGACAAGGCGATCAACCATGCGGCCGGGGGACGCAACGTCGCCCCAGCATCTCGCTTTCAGGCGGTCGGCTTCTCCAACGCGCCGACGACACCAACTCCTGACGCGACTTCACCAAGTGAGGTCAAGCCGAAGACCCGCAAGACCAAGATCGGACCCACTCAGCCGGTGAGTGAACCCACCGCCGTCACCGAGGAAGACCTGTTCGAGTGGTAACCGTCAACGAACTGCGCTCGGTCGTTCGCACCCAGACCCAGACCGATGCCAACGATCTGCCCGACGCCACGATCGACGTCTATCTGCAGCAGGCATACGAACGCACGCTCAACGCCGAGTCGCGCTGGCCGTTCTTCGCCACTAGTTGGGCGGTCACCCAACTGGCCAACGAAGCCTGGATCGACCTGCCCGGCAACGTTGACCCGGCGGGGATCATGGCGCTCACCGATGACATCCACGGCTACCGCTTGGAGATAGTGCCCCAGGTCTGGGCCGAAGATGTGTTCCGTGGCAACAACGCCGGGACGACGTCGTCGGTGATGTACTCGGTCTGGGGCGACCGCATCTACCTGTGGCCTGTCGTCGGCCACGACGTCGACCGGGCGTTCACGCTGCGCGGCTATCGCAGGCCGCTGGCATGGATCGACGTTGCCACCGAGAGCCCCGACTGCGACCCGCGCCTGCACCTACCGCTGACACAGTTCGCGGTAGCGCTCGCCTACGCCCAGCAGGAAGACGAAGTGTTGGAGGCGACGTACATGCAGCGTTGGCTAGACGACGTGGAGTTGGCACATGCCAACATCATGAAGCCGGTCCACCATCGGCCGCTGGTCGGCGCTGGCTCGATCAGCGGCCACATCCGCCCGTCGATGGGTTGGCAGATCGTGACCCCGGCCGGACCATGAGCCGTCTGCAGCCGCTCAACCTGACCGACTTCACCGGCGGCATCAACACCGCTCGCTCCGATTTCCAGCTGGCCGACAACGAATCACCGGCGATCCTCAACATGGAAATCGACCCGCGGGTCGGGTTCTTCACCCGTCCCGGTTGGTCGCGTTGGAACCCGTCCGACATCGTCGCCACTCCGGTCACCAACTGGCGTCCCCGCAACGCACAGCTACACCTGTACTCGAACGGGACGTTCTCGGTGTTCGTCACCAACGCCAACAAGGTCTGGGCGGCAGGCCCCAACCAACCCTTCACCGACCTCGGCCTGGTGTGCGGTGCCGTCCCCCATCTCGCCGATCCCGCGGCATGGGGCAACACCGTGTATCTCGCCTGCGGTCGACAGAACCCGTCGTGGAAGGTGACCAACCAACCGGCGGCAGGCAACAAGGGTGCGGCGTTGGCGGTGGCGGCAGCCGCCAACTGGAACAACAACTACACGACGCCGGTGCGTGGCGTGATGCCGCGTGCCGAGCATCTCGAACCGCACGCCGGGTACGTCTTCGCCGCCAACACCCAAGAGGATGGGACGATCTATCCCAACCGGCTGCGCTGGTCGCATACCGACGAGCCCGAGGATTGGGCTGCCAACGACTACATCGACATCGAGCAAGGCGGCGGTGCGATCACCGCGATCCGCTCCTACAACGACCACTTGCTGATCTTCAAGATCGACTCGACGTGGGCGCTGTTCGGCTACGACGCCGAGTCGTGGCAGTTGATCAAGGTCGCAGCCTCGGTGGGAACACCGAGCCCGTCGTGCGTGACTCGCTCCAACGACACCGTGTACTTCTTCTCGTCGTCGGGGCGCAACGCGATCTACGCCTATGGCGGTCAGGCCCCGGTCGATATCTCCGACAAGCTGCGCCTGGCGCTCGATCGACTCGACAACGGGATCGACATCTGGATGTCTTGGCTCGGTCGTCGGCTGTGGGTCTCGTTGCCGTGGGACCAAACCAAGTACAGCGACTCGCACGGTTCGATGCTGGTGTTCGATCCCGCACTCAACGCCTGGATATGTCACCGCCCGGCGGTTGGCACGATTGCCTGCACCGTCGAGTACTCCGACGTCGGCACCGAGTTCCCGCTCGTCGTGACGTGTGGCTGCACCGGCGTCGCCGGGGTGCTCAGCGTCGACATCCAGCCCACCGTCGCCGGTGACGTGATGGTGCAAGGCCAGCCGCCGGTCGGCTTCCGCTGCGGCTATCGCACCAGTTGGCAGCACTACGGCTGGCCGGAGCTACGCAAGTCGTTCCTGCGTCCGCGGGTGATCGCGCGCGTTCCACCGGAGCCGACCGACATCCGGATGTCGACGTTCTGGAACTACGACGGCACCAACGAGCGACGTTCACACATCATCACCCTGACCACGTCGGGCGGTGTCTTCTGGCGTGCCGGTGGCGCCGCCGATCCGAAAGGCGCTGGCTTCAACTGGGACGACGGCACGAAGTGGACCTCGGGCATCCGTCAAGGTGACGTGCTGACGCGGCCCAAGACTGCCAACCCGGCGACGCGCGGTACATCGTTGGGATGGGCACGCGCCGTGCAGTTGGAGTTCACCGCCGATGACTACACCAAGGCGCAGGCTTGGGGTGTTGACGCCATCGTCCTCAAAGCCAACCTGCGGAGGTTTACGACATGACCGCCATGAACCCACTGCGGAACATCCTCAACGACACTCCGGCGACGGCGATCGACGTCGACTGGAACTTCCAGTCGCTGGAGGATTACGTCGCCACTGACGTCATCAAGCGCGACGGCTCGACGGCGATGGAAGCGCCGCTCAACCTGCTCGGCTCGCCACCGGCGCTGCCCGCTCACGCGACACCCAAGAGCTACGTCGACGCATTGCTGCCGGTGGGAATGATGATGGCGTTCGGCGGTCCCGTGGCGCCGAGTGGCTGGGCGCTGTGCGACGGTTCAGCGAAGTCGACGACCGACCCCGCCTACGTCGCGTTGTTCACCACCATCGGCTACGCCTTCGGTGGTTCCGGCGGCACCTTCAACCTGCCCGACACGCGCGGCAAGACGGTGGTTGGGCGTTCTGCTGGTGACGCACTGTTCGGCAACGTGGGGTCGACGGGCGGTAGTCGTGATGCGACGCTGCCGACCCACTCGCACGTCGTCAACAATCACAATCACACTGGCGCGACGACGGCGACCGACATCAACCACCTGCACGATCTGCAGAACCACCAGCACTACGTCCAGCACAGCCACGACAGCAACGTGCGGAACGGTTACAACCTCACCCTTGCCAACATCCCTGCTGGGCAGGGTGTCGGTGGTGCCTGGTCGCGAACCAATGCGCTCTGGCAGGTGGGCGGCGCCCCGTTGGAGTTCTCGTTGCGCGAGACCGCCGTAACCAATGACACGCTGCCGGGTGGCGGTCACCAGCAGACCACGAACGCCAACCGTGACAACACCGATGGTCCCAACATCAACAACACCGGCTGGGCGGATCGCAGTATCTCCCATATCCACGGTGTCTATGGCGAAGCGCCAGGCACCAACAATGCGGGCGTCGCCGCCACCAACGGCAACATCCAGCCCTTCGTCGTCGTCAACCACATCATCAGGATCGGCTGATGGCCACGTTCAGTCCGTACAACGCTGGGAACTACGAGCGCCAGAAGTCCGGCGTCGAATACGAGTACGGCAATCAGATGGCGACCAACGCCTACGGTCGCTTCCTCGGCCAGCAGCGCGGACAGCGGGCGCTGGGCGATATGTCGCAGCAGTTCGGACGGACGTACCCGCACTACCGGGCGCAGTTCGGACAACGTGGTCTGGCTGGGCCCGGTATCAACTCGGGTGTGCAGCGCCAGGCGATGACCAACTACCTCGGCGACTACGCCCAGCAGTACGGCCGGACTCAGCAAGACTTGACGCAGGAGCAACAGCAGTTCGATCTGAACGAGCAGCGCCTCGGTGCCTTCCGTCAGCAATCATTGGCTGACATCGAGGCCGAGAAGGCGCAGCAGATCGCCAACGACGCACAAGCGTTGGAGTATCTGCGACAACTGGTAGGAGGCATCTGATGGCCGGATGGGGCGTCCCCAAGAGTCCGTGGAAGAAGAAGCCACCGGTCGTCACCACGCCGTACGCCAACGCCAATGCCAACCGCAACCGCGTGTTGACGTCGACCGGTAAGAACCCGAATGCTTCGGCCGTCGCCTCGGCCGGTGGTCAGCAGTACACGTCGATGTTGCGCCAAGGCATCGCCAATCAGGCGCGCCAGCCGGGCGGCGGCTCGACGTGGTGGACCCAGAGCCTGACACCCGCTCAGCTATCGCAACTGACGCTCGATCCAGGCGCCTTCAAGGAAGCCAACACCGCCTTCAACTACATGGGCACGGCACCGGGGACGCTGCCGACGATGCCTGGCCTCGGCGGCTCTGGCGGCGGTGGTGGTGGCGGTGGTGGCGGCGGTGGC